ATGAATAAACTGAGTTTGATTCAACAAATTCAGCGTTTTTTCAAATTGGAATCAGCTGGCGGAATTTTATTACTTTTTTCAGCGGTAATCGCAATACTATTAGCCAATTCACCGCTCAATCAAAACTATAACGACTTTTTAAACTTACCAGTCAGCATCCAAGTAGGTACTTTTTCTATCGATAAAACCTTAATTCACTGGATCAACGATGGTTTTATGGCGGTATTCTTTGTTTTAGTGGGAATGGAAGTCAAAAGAGAATTATTTGAGGGCTCTCTTTCAAGCTATCAACAAGCGGTTTTCCCTGCTATTGCAGCGGTGGGGGGAATGATCATTCCTGCATTAGTTTATGTATTTATCGCCCAACACGATCCCACTTTAGCCGATGGCTGGGCAATCCCAATGGCGACAGACATTGCCTTTGCACTGGGTATCATGGCATTATTAAGTAAACAAGTGCCACTCCCACTAAAAATCTTTTTACTTGCTTTAGCCATCATTGATGACTTAGGCGCCATTGTCGTGATTGCACTCTTCTTTTCACATGGATTAAGCGTGCAGGCACTCGTCTTTGCTGCCATTGCAATTGCTGTACTCATCTCATTAAATCGCTTTAAAGTGACCGCACTTTGTGCCTATATGGTGGTGGGAACAATCTTATGGGCTTCTGTATTAAAATCAGGCGTACATGCTACCCTTGCAGGGGTTATCATCGGATTTTGTATTCCATTGAAAGGTAAAAATGGCGAAACACCGTTGCATGACTTTGAACATACTCTTGCGCCTTGGTCATCCTTTGTTATCCTGCCATTATTCGCTTTTGCCAACGCAGGGGTAAGTTTTGATGGTATTGACTCAAGCATGCTTTCATCACCATTATTATTTGCGATTTCTTTAGGCTTAATTATCGGAAAACCACTTGGTGTATTTGGTTTCAGCTACCTTTCCGTTAAACTAGGCATAGCAAAACTTCCGCAAGGCATCAACTTCAAACAAATTTTTGCCGTAGCGATTTTATGTGGTATCGGTTTCACTATGTCGATGTTCTTAGCAAGCCTTGCCTTCAATGCTGATGCCGGTGAAAGCATTAACGCCCTTTCTCGATTAGGGATCTTATTAGGCTCCACGGTTTCTGCGATTGTGGGGTATATGGCGTTAAAAGCCACAACAAGGTTACCGAAATAATCACGTCTTAATAAAAAATCCTTTGCCACTTTAGCAAAGGATTTTCTTTTTTATTCAAATAGTCTTTTAAGTTCTTTCTCGTAGAGATAAATATTTATTAGGTTTGTTGGTTTTAAAATTAAAGAATGTTGGGTTATCTTTCTTATGATAAGTATTACATGCATAAAAATACTTAAGTTTTCTGGATCTGTTCGATAAGCTTGCTCAAAAATTAAAAGTAATCCCAATTTTATATTTACGCATACCATCTTCCTTTTCTATTACTTAAATTACCCAGAAGTGCGGTTAAAAATAAAACTGTTTTTTTAAATAATAAAAATCACTCGGATATTTCTACCCGAGTGATTTATCTAGTTTAGTCGATCATTACCATTGATAACCTACGCCGGCACCCACATTATAATCACCTTGAGTGGTTGCTGCACCACTCACTTTGAAGATAACTTTATTGTTGTCACTTGCACGCGAGAAACCAACGGCAACAGCACTTTGACCTTTGTAGTTACCTACACCAAGACCAACCATTGAGCTACCTGCTTTAGTTACTTGTGGAATATTCGCTACTGCTGTTGCACCCGCAATACCACCACGAAGTTTCTTATCAGTTTTCTTCAATTCGCTACGAACAGAACCTACAGAACGATCAACATATTGTTTATTTGCTGCATCAGTACCACGAACTGGATCCGCAACATTTGTTACACGACGCTCATTACCTTGGCTACCTACTGAAACAGTATTCGCTTCATTCGCCACAGATCCTTGACCAAGTGCTACAGAGCTATTGGCAGTAGCTTTTGCACCTTGTCCCACAGCAGTTGAGTTTTTACCTGAAGCTTGTGAGTTATTACCTAATGCGGTGCCATTTTCGCCACTTGCATTTGATCCATAACCAACCGCTGTTGCATCTTTACCTTTCGCTTTCGCACTATCGCGTTTGCTGGTGTTATCCGCTGCAATACGTTCCGCTATTTTGTTCGCGGTTACATTTGCGGTATTTGCCGTTGCATTAGCCGTATTCGCGGTCGCATTTGCAGTATTCGCTGTTGCATTAGCTGTATTGGCTGTTGCATTAGCAGTATTCGCTGTTGCATTAGCCGTATTCGCTGTCGCATTGGCAGTATTGGCTGTTGCGTTCGCAGTACTTGCTGTTGCATTAGCTGTATTGGCTGTTGCATTAGCAGTATTCGCTGTTGCATTAGCCGTATTCGCCGTTGCGTTCGCCGTATTGGCCGTTGCGTTCGCGGTATTCGCAGTCGCATTGGCGGTATTTGCTGTTGCATTAGCAGTATTGGCTGTTGCGTTCGCAGTACTTGCTGTTGCATTAGCAGTATTTGCTGTTGCGTTCGCCGTATTAGCAGTTGCATTAGCAGTATTTGCCGTCGCATTCGCTGTGCTCGCTGTTGCGTTCGCGGTATTCGCAGTCGCATTGGCGGTATTTGCTGTTGCATTCGCAGTATTCGCCGTTGCATTCGCTGTATTTGCCGTTGCATTAGCTGTATTTGCGGTTGCATTGGCTGTATTCGCGGTTGCATTTGCAGTATTAGCAGTCGCATTAGCCGTATTAGCAGTCGCATTCGCGGTATTAGCAGTTGCATTCGCGGTATTGGCCGTTGCATTCGCAGTACTTGCTGTTGCATTAGCTGTATTGGCAGTTGCATTAGCAGTATTCGCCGTTGCATTTGCCGTATTGGCGGTTGCATTAGCTGTATTCGCGGTTGCATTCGCGGTATTGGCCATTGCATTTGCCGTATTGGCGGTTGCATTAGCTGTATTTGCTGTTGCATTGGCTGTATTCGCGGTTGCATTTGCGGTATTAGCAGTTGCATTAGCAGTATTTGCTGTTGCATTAGCAGTATTCGCTGTTGCATTAGCTGTATTTGCTGTTGCGTTAGCTGTATTTGCTGTTGCGTTCGCGGTATTGGCCGTTGCGTTCGCGGTATTCGCAGTCGCATTGGCGGTATTTGCTGTTGCATTAGCTGTATTTGCTGTTGCGTGTGGGGTAGTGACAATATTTGCATAAAGGAAAAGAAAAAATTTGGCGGGAAAAATTTGGTTTAGGGCTTGTGTGGTGCGGGGTTGGGTGATTTGCTGGTCGGATTTATGCAAAAAATGAAAATGGTGGGAAAATCTGTAAAATGGTCGAAAATTGGGTTTTATTTTGCATAAAAATGAACGGTGGATTTGTAGTTTTTAAACCTTTTTAAAATTTTAAAGATCATTTTAAAAAGGTTTTAAAGTTTTTAATAAATGGGTTTAAGGCAGTTTCTATGTGGAAACTGCCTTTTTTATTGGTTATTGATGGTTGTTTTGGTGCGTTTAGGTGAAATCTAGCAGTTTGTTGTGTGTGATTATGGGGAGAATTAGCGAAAATTCACCATTATTTGGGGGTATTTGAAAGGAACACTGGCTTCCTTGCCTTTGTGCTTTAAAATATTAAGAAATCGCTTGTGATGCGGTTTTCGGGAATGTTACCGACATTGATATCGGTGACATATTAGAAGTCCCGATAACCACGCACGACTTGCCCAATCACGACAAGGCTGTTTGCTTCTTCTGTATCTAGCTTTAATGGTCGATAGGATGGGTTGTCACTAATTAGCTCTACTCCACCGTAGGTAAACTGTACTTTCTTTACCAACATTGATCCGTTGTGGTTTAGTACAAATATTTTCCCTTCTGTTAATTCGCGCTTAGAGCGGTCAACAATGATTTCTTCGCCATCTTTCAAGGTTGGGTACATGCTCTCACCACTTACCAGGAACATGGCGCAATCCTTCGCTTTTAATCGGCGAGACTGCAGCCATGCGCGTTCAACCTTGGTTGTGGTTATTTCTTCGTAACCATTATTAAATGCTCCACCGCCTGCGGATAGACGGATTTCTCGGCAGTCTTCAATCTCTGCAAAGGTTTCGTCATTGCCAGCCTGTAGATTAATGTCATGTTTTACTGTCTGTGGTTTTGTATCGTCCATATCACCAACACCAAGGGCTAACCATTCAAGGTTTACGCCTGAAGCATCTGCAATTTTTATTAAATTCATTCTAGAAGGGTCTGCTTCTCCTTTTACCCAACGCGCCAATGACGCTTGGGCTACGCCAACTGCTCTAGCAAATTCACTGTAATTATTCTTAAAGCTTTTTTCTGCGATCAATTTCATGCGATTTGAGAAGTTTTCATCGTAAATGTTTGGCTTGCTCATCTTTTACGGTTTCCATTTGTTTTTGTTAATCGTAAAACAAATCTATAAGTCTTTGATTTTGTTAAAACTTAAACGTAAAGCAAAAATATTTTTAAAAAATTTAAGTTTTACGGTTGATTTGTTTAAAGTTTTACGGTTTAATACACGCACTAGGTACATAAAAAGGGGTGTATTAAATGAGTGTATTAAGCGACACAAAAAAAGCCGCAGCAAATGATTGGCATCGTGCGGATATTTTGGCGGCGTTGCGTAAAAACGGGTGGTCTTTGCGTTCTTTAGCTCAAGCAGGAAACGTGAGTTACAACACATTAAAGACCGCACTTGATAAGCCTTATCCAAAAATGGAAAGACTTATCGCTAATGCGGTTGGCGTTGCTCCTGAAGAGATTTGGGCTGCGCGTTCTCGGGAACGAATTGAACGTAACCGAAGACCTGTTTTAACGAATAAGTTTTAATCTTAAAGGAATTTAAACGTAAAAGAAACTAAAAGGATCATTTATGAATGAAATTTCTTTAAAAACGCACTATTCGGTGGCGGAGTTATTAAAACTTAAACTTTCAACCTTACCGCAAGCACACAAAAATGTTTTAGATAAAGCAAAACGCGAAAATTGGGAATCCCGTAAGCGCGTTGGCAAAGGTGGCGGAGTGGAATATGCGCTTTGTTCTTTACCACAGACATTACAAGACGAGATTCGCACAAAGTTTGCAGTATCTATTGTAAAAGCCAAACCCAAATCCCTCCCCGCCGATCTCCGTCAGGTGGAATTAAAAACCTTAACGGAAAAACAACGTGAAGTGGCTGGGGCAAGAATGGCGTTGGTTGCTCAAGTGGCACAGCTTGAACAGGCTCAGCCACGTTATAAGGCGATTAAGTTCTTTTGTGAACAAATCAAACATGGTGGCATTTCCGATGATTTGATGAGATTGGTGGAAACCGCCAATAACAAGAAAGGGAAAAATCGCACTTTATCTGACCGCACTTTGAATCAGTGGGTGTTGGATTATGAAAAGGCAGATACCCCTGAAGAAAGATTAAAAGCCCTCGCACCAATGCAACGGGTGGCGAAAAAGGCAGAAGAAATTGTGTGGTTGCCTGACTTTTTGGCGGTGTATCGCCAAACCAATGGCATCAATGTTGCAGAAGCCTATCACTATTTTTCGGCTGAATGGGATGCACGTTTTGCAGACGAGCCATTGCGTTTAGAGATGAAACCGAGCATTGACCAAGTTCGTGCTGCGTTGGCGAAATTGCCAAAACACATTAAGGAAATTGGTCGTAAGACAGGTTCTGAACTCCGCGCTCTTAACACTTATGTGAAACGCGACTGGAGTGTATTGCAGGTAAATGATGTGTGGGTGGGTGATGGCCATGCGATGAAATTGAAAGTCGCCCATCCTGAACACGGTCGCCCATTTATTCCTGAGGTGACATTAATAATGGATGCACCTTGTCGTTTTATTGTGGGTTGGTCGGCAAGCTTGGCGGAAAACGTTCTGGCAGTGGCTGATGCCTTGCGTTATGGCGTGGAGCGCTATGGTATACCGGCAATTTATTACTCCGATAACGGTGGTGGTGAGAAAAACTGGATGCTTGATGGTGATATTACGGGGATGTTGCCACGTTTGGGGATTAATCACCAAACAGGGATTCCGGGCAACCCACAAGGGCGTGGGATTATTGAGCGGGTGCATCAAACGATTTTATATCGTATCGCTCGCCAGTTTGAAACCTATCACGGCACAGGGGCAGACCGCGACACTATTCGACAAGTGAGCACAGCAGTGATTTCACTGGATAAAGCAAAACGTAAAGGTGCGACACAGCTAACGCCAAAACAACAATGGGCAGTGGGCAAATTGCCAAGTTGGAATCAGTTTTTAGATGCGGTCCAAGCTGGGGTTGATTGGTACAACAACGAGCATGTGCATAGTGAAATTGGTATGACACCGGCACAAAAACGCCGTCAGTTGATGGAGAAAGTGAACCCTGATGATTTGGTCTTTGTTACGCCAGTGGAAGCTAGGGATTTATTCCGCCCAAGTACATTACGTGTGGCACAACGTGGTTGGTTACAACTTTTCAATAATTATTACTTTAGCGCGAAATTGCTCGATGTTGATGGGCAAAAGGTGCAAGTGATGTTTGATATTCATGATCCAAGCCAAGTGATTGTGAGAAAGCAAGACGGCACTTTTGTTTGTTATGCCGAATTAGATGGCAATAAACGTGATGCGTTCCCAATGCCGTTTGTTGAGAAAACACGTCAAGAGCGTAGTGATAGACGCTTGAAGAATGTATTGGAAAAAGCAGATGAAATTCAAGCGGAACGCAATCCGGTTGTTACGATTGAGCATCAGCAAGGTTTTGAACTGTTACGCACAAAACCGAAAGCCAAACAGGAAGCCACCCCAATTTTCTTAACTAAAGCAGATAAAGAGGCGTGGGAACAAAGAAAAAAGTTAGTAAATGAATAAGGAGCAAAAAATGACCAGAGTTGAGATGCAAAAAAACGGACGCAAAGAACGCGCCCGAATGAAACAAGAAAAATTAGCTAAGACTTTCGGCGACGTTCAATCCAGTCAAGCGTTGCAGACAAATGAGAGAGACGGTGAGGGTCGTTCTTATTCGGACACTCCAAGACAGCATTGTACAGAATGTCATCTAAGTTTTGTTGAACAAAAGCAACGTGAGCGCTGGAATCGTCGTCTTCTTTTGAAGGGAGCAGCTCTCGCTGAAATTCAATCAGCTTAATGATTTCACCCAGTGAAAGTTGTTTTTTCTTAACAAGCAAGGCGACTAAATCAGCAATGAAATCATTCGTAGCAAGTTGAGCATATTCAAGAACTTCAATGCGTTTTTCAAGTTCGGCAAATGTAGGCACAGGAACTCCATTTAGAAAGGGTTTAAACAAATTATAACGGAGCAAAAAATGAAAGCACAAGAATTAAAAGCGTTTATGGATGCACACAAGATGAGCCAAAAACAAGTGGCGAGCTTATTTGATGTATCTATTACAACTGTTAGCCAATATATCAACGGTAAATATCCAACTGATACTAAATGGTTAGATAACAAAGTGGATGAATTATTGGCGCGCCATAAGGCGAAAGTGGTTGAAGCAAAATACAACAATGCATTTGTACCCACTCAAACAGCAAAACGCGGTATGGAAATTATGCACTTTGCCCACGCTGAGGGCGAAATTAATGTGATTTACGGTGCGGCAGGCTTAGGTAAAACACAAATGCTTAAACAATATGCGAAAGAACATAGTTCAGCCATTTTGATTGAGGTTGATCCAAGTTGTACACCGAAAGTGCTATTACGCAAAATTGCTGAGACTGTAGGAGCCACCAGTCGCGGTGTTAATAATGATGTTTTGGCAAGTATTGTGGAAAAACTCAACGGTGCGGAACGTTTGTTAATGATTGATGAAGCCGAGTTACTTTCTACCCGCTCTTTGGAATTTATCCGACGTATTCACGATTTAACAAATTGTGGGGTGATTTTAGCGGGCATGCCTCGCTTGTTGGTGAATTTAAAAGGGAAAAATAACGAGTTGGCACAGCTTTATAGTCGAGTGGGTTTTGCTTGCGACCTTGGCAATGCATTACCTGAAAGTGATTTGGCGATGTTAGCAGAAAGTGCACTTAATACGAGCGAATTTAATGCGGCTTTATTGAAAGCCTGTAAAGGTAACGCACGTCGATTAAGTAAGTTAATGCGCGGTGTTGTACGTTCGGCAGAGATTAATGAGACCGAAATTAGCGCAGAGATGATTGAACAATACAGCAAAATGTTAATTAGTTAAGGAGATGATTATGTTACAGGCAAAAACAACCAAACGCCTAAATAAAAACAACGCTTTAATGTTGGCTTATTTGGAACAAGTAGAAAAAGCAGTGAAACGCTTAAATGAAATGGGGCTTACTGTGGTGAATGTGCATTTTGAAAAAATCAAACCAACCTTGCGTGTGATGGCAAATGCGGTGACAGATCGCTTAGAGCGTGAACAACGCGCTTTTGTTTATCAAGTTGGACGCGATATGGGGAGATACCAAGAAGCACAGTTTGCAGTAGAAGGTATTCGAGTGATTTGGCGTAAGTATTTGAATTAGGAGGAGCGATGGCAACGCGTCGGCAAATTTATGCAGTCTATCGTGGCGAAGAGAATTTGGGTGACGGGACGGCAGAAGAATTAGCAAAGAAACTCAATGTGAGCGAAAAAACGATTTACTGTTCGGCAACCGCCGCCCGACGTGAACGTGATAAAGGTAAGCGGCTTGTAGTGATTAAGTTAGGAAAAGAGGAAATCTAAATGAAAGTAATGATTGAAGGTAAAGAATATTGGCGCGATGCAAGAGGCTATTTAACGCCAGCTGAATTGGTGAAAGACATCGACAAAGCACGTGATGTGCTTGTGCGTGAATGGGTGGAAAAAGGCGTGTCCTTAAATAAGGAGATGCGCAATTTTAAAGATGGCATTTTCGGCGATATTCAGGCATTTATTGAACTTTCGGCTGAAAAATACAATGCAAAAGTGGGCGGTAGTAAAGGCAATATCACGCTTTATAGCTACGACGGCAAATACAAAATCCAACGTGCGATTAACGATCATTTGCAATTTGATGAACGTATTCAAGCAGCAAAAGTGTTGATTGATGAGTGTTTGAATGAATGGAGCGAAGGCTCACGCCCTGAATTAAAAGCGTTAATTGAACGTGCATTTAATGTGGATAAGGAAGGCAATTTGAACACTTCACGTATTTTGGGCTTACGCCGCGTCGAAATCCAAGATAGTCGCTGGCAAAACGCAATGCAAGCAATTAGCGAAAGCGTGCAAGTGGTAAGCAGTAAGGCTTATGTGCGACTTTATGAGCGTGTTGGCGAAACCGATCAGTATGTGCCGATTGCGTTAGATGTAGCGGGGGCGTAGATGTATTTCACAAGTATTTTCCAATGCATTCTATGTGCAATTATTCTTACCGCAATTTTAGTTTTAGGAAGTCTATAAAACTTATTTAAATGCCCTTTAAATCTCCCCTAACCCCTCTTTACGAAAGAGGGGGATAAGTTAGATGAAGTGGGCTGAGTAATGTGTTTTATTAACTAAAGGAGCAACAATGTTAAAAGAAAGCGATTTACTTGAAGATCATGATTATGTATCAAATAACGTAAAAATATATAGAGGAAATTTAGTAAGCTGGAGACGTATTTTTAAAGTTAATCGTGCTAATGAAAGCGTGACATACTGTGAAATGAAATGGCTTAAAAATGGTTTAAAAGTGACATTGAAAACTATATCAATCAAAGCATTTTTAAAATGGGCTGTTGCTGATGTAACGAAGGAGACGAAAGAATGAAACTATGCCGTTGTCCGGTTTGCCACAGCGACATCCATTTAGATGCTCTGTTGGAAGATGATGCCGGGCGTGAGATGTTGGGAATTATTACTAATTTAAAAGGCAATAATGCTCGTGCTTTGGTGAGTTATATTGGGTTGTTTCGCCCTGAAAAATCTGCGCTATCTAATGGGCGTGCGTTGAAATTAATGCAGGAAGTATTAGAGATGTATCAACCTAGTCCATTATTGGCTCATGCGTTGAATGAAACGGTGCAAGCGGTGATGAAGAACCGTCGGGAAACGCGTAATATTCAGGCTTTATCGAACCATAACTATTTGAAGAAAGTGTATGAAGGGGCTAAACCCTTGTTTGCGGTGGTTCGTAATGAAGGCAAAGCCGAAATGCAAAGTACGGTAAAACAAGAAGACAACAATCGCATGGCGGCGATTCAGTATATTGAACGTTATGCTTCTGTTGGGCAGTTGCAATTTGTAGAAAATACGCCTGAATTTGCAATTTGGAAGGCCTGGAAAACAGAACAGGAGAAAGGTTATGCAGCGTAAATCATTAATTGCGAAAATCCATATTGGGAAAAATCAATTGGGACTTGATGATGACACATATCGCGGTTTACTTTCCAATACAACAGGCAAAACCAGCTGCACAGAGATGAGTGACAGTGAATTACACCAAGTCTTGAATGTGATGGCTCAGAAAGGTTTTAAATCCAGTTCAAGCTTTTGGGGAAATCGGCCGTCACCAAGTGAAGATAAGAAAATTTATCTTGCTAAAATTACCGCACTTTTAATCAAACACAATTTACCGAAAGAATATGCTGATGGTATTGCAAAACGATCTTTTAAAGTGGATTTTATCCATTGGTTACGTCCGTGGCAGTTAAAGAAAGTCGTGCAGATGTTGTCAGTGTATGACCGGAATAAAAAGACGTTGTAAGATGAAATTATCAGGTGTAAATTAAAGGCTCTTTGGAGCCTTTTTTATTGGATTTTTTATGAAGAATTTATTTGTGATTATATTGCTTGCCAGCTCTTTTGCTGTCAATGCAGGGGTGTTTGACCATGGAAAAGAAGAAATTAAAATGTTCAAAGATTATCCGTTTGATATTCATAAGAATGATTTTTTAGAGCGATTCAAGTATTTTGGAAAATGTATGGCTTATTCCGAATCTAGAATTTGTGCTCCTGAAGGATATGAATCGCTTTATGGAGCAAAATTTAATATAGTCATTACTTTAGATAAAAATAAAACAAATGGAGTTATTCTTCGTCTAACCGATGCAAGTATTGCAAGAGCTGATTTTTGGGAATTATTTCGAGGATTAATTAAATCAGGTTTTTCTCTTTATCAAGTTGAGGATAAAGATGGTATTGCAAATCGTTTTGACGATATTTTAGCATCAACTAAAACAGGACAGAAAATAAATAATGTTGATTCAAAATTAGATATTCTAGAATCAAAAGAGCGTACATCTCAAAAACTCTTTTATGTAGAAACCGATAAGTTGAATTCAATTTTGAAGTCAGGGCAAAGATTTTCTTCATCAGAAGATATAATTTCTAGACTTCCAAAAGATACAAGATTTATTGAAATGGACGTAATGAGTTTTCACGATCAGAGTTATTCAGTTGAAATAAAAATATCATTACCTAAACTGGAAGTTACAAAGGCAGATGACCGCCCTATTGAAAAGTTTTAGTCAAATCCCACTTCGGTGGGATTTTTTTTATCTTTTTTCTGCAAAATACCGCCTTTTTAAAATTTCCGTGTGAGAATGAGCAAAAAATAACATTGCGGAGGTTATTATGGTGGCGAATTTGGAAGATGTAGCGGAACTTCTGCCGGAAACCGTACAACAGATGGTTGATTTAGTTGGGTTTCCTGCTGTTGAAAAAATCATTACAAATTTTGGTGGGGCAACCTTTCGATTTACTGATGGGGTGCATTATTTCCCTAAGCTCAAAGCATTAATTGGTTTGGAAAGTGCGGTGAAATTACGCGAAGCTTTTAGAGGTGACTGGGTTTATATTCCACGCTGCGAAACGGCTTTGCGAGTGTTGCGTAATTATCGCTTTAAGGCTGATTTTGATTGTTTAACCCAACGTTTGAACAAATCAGGACGCATGGCCATGCTTGAACTTTGCCCTAAATATCAATTATCGGATCGCAGTGGTTGGGAAATTGTGGCACAAGTGCGTAATCCTAAGGAGTCCAGTAATTTCGCCTTGTTCTAGTGCTGAAGTCGCTCCACTCTTAATCTTACTCTCTTTTTTCGATAATACCCTTAATCATTAATAGATTAAGGGTATTTTTTATGTCTTTAAATTTTACACAGATTTTCAACCGTTTAATTGGTCATGAAGGCGGCTACGTTAATGACCCAAGAGACCCAGGCGGGGAAACCAACTGGGGAATCACTAAACGTACTGCTCAGGCAAGCGGTTATCAAGGCAGTATGCGAGAAATGACGCGTGAGCAAGCTTATAAAATCTACTACTCCGCATTTTGGCTACGTTATCAATGCGACAAAATGCCAGAAGCGGTGGCTTATCAGTTTTTTGATGCTGCGGTAAATCATGGATTAGGTAATGCGAGTCGTATGTTGCAACGTTCAGTCGGTGTTGTTGATGACGGTGTGATTGGCAATATGACGATTGCCGCTATTAAAAAAATGGCGATTTCTGATGTGATTATGCGTTTGAACGCTGAACGCCTTGAGTTTTATTGCAAACTTAGCACTTTTACGACATTTGGTAAGGGCTGGGTTCGTCGCGTGGCTGGCAATCTTAAATATGGAGCAATTGACAATGAAGTTTAAATTTTTAGGCGTGTTTAAACGTGTTTTTAATTGGTTACAAAACCGAGTTTTGACAACCAGAAAACTCCCGCAAAATCGACCGCACTTTTATAGTAAAAACGCATGGAGCTATGCCTTTCGTGGGAAACCTACTCCAGCTGAAGTGATTATGTGGAGATTATGTCAATGAATAAGTTTTTTGAATTATTTACCAATAATGATGGTCGTGCGAGTACGACAGGTTTTATTCAGTTTTTCGGTTTCTTAGTCATGGCCGGTGTGCTGATTTATGCCGTTTATCTTGACCGTTCTACGGTCACTGACTTGTTTTTTTATTTTGCTTGTTTTTGCGGTGGTTCGGCTGCAACCAAGGGCGCTGTAATGGCATATCAAGCCAAACAAACCAAGCCAGAAGAACAGATTACAGGCGAAGTTTATGTCGAACCGGAACAAACGGATAGACCAAGGGGGATTTAATGACGTTACAGATGATTTTAATCGGCTCAGGTACTGCGCTGGCTATTTGTGGTTATGTGGTATTTAAGCTCAAACGTGCAGGGCGTGAAATTGACCGATTATTAAAAGATAACGAGCAGTTGGTGCGTGAAAAAGCAGTCTCCGATACGCAGGTGAAACATTATGAAACGAGAAAACAACATGAAGAAAACAGTCGTAATGCTGACCGTGACACTCTTATTGATGGGTTGCACAAGTCAGGGGATCTCCGTGATTAATGCAAGCTGTGCCGGTTTCTCGTTGATCTCCGCAAGCCGTCAAGATACGACAGAAACCTTGCGTCAAATTAAAGTACATAACGATACATATCGAACTATTTGTCAGCGAGGTGAAAATGGAAGTACACATTAATGGGATGATGATTTTTAATGGGTTGGTATCTGTTGCGGTGTTCTTTATTGGTGTGTGGTTTAAGAAATTAGACAGTGAGTTTAAAAGCCTGCATGACGAAGTTAAAGAAGTCAAGCGCGATTATGTCTCAAAAGAAGTGGCTAGTATCACCAATCAAAGCATTTTAGATAAATTAGGGGCAATTTCTGAGCAATTGCAGTCCATTACGAAAAAATTAGATAACAAGGCAGATAAATAATGTCAGCAAGAGATCGGAAACGCTTAGAGCAATTAACCGAAAGCGCACAAACAAATGCAAAACTAGATGAGATTTTAGATTTGACCCGTGCAGTCAATCATAAAATCGACCGTTTAGATGGGCGTGTGGATGATATTGATGTCCGTTTAGCTAAGGTAGAAAACAGTATGGCTAAATTGGGTGTGCGATCCGCTTTAGTTGGCGGTCTGGGCGGTTTATTGGTATCGGTTGGATTTGAGCTAATCAAAGCCAAATTAGGAGGCTAGTGAATATGGCACATGATGAAAAAACCAAGGCAGATGTGCGCCGTTATTATGTGTTTGATTGTTTAACGCTGGAATTAGCCGCAGAAAAAGCCAAAGTGTCCTATAACACTGCTCGACGCTGGAAACGTGAAGCCGAAGCTCGCGGCGATAATTGGGACAAAGTGCGTGATGCATCAACAATGGCAAGTGGAAAGGTTGAGGATGTTGCTCGTGGTATGCTCACCACCTTTGTGCTTTATTTTGAAAGTACCATGGATGAGTTGCGCAAGACCGAAGACTTACCTGTTAGTGAGAAAGCAAAACTGATTCAAGGCTTGGGTGACAGCTACTCTAAAATGGTCGCAAGCAGTAAGCGGTTATTACCTGAAGTATCTGAATTAGCTACTGCGATTAAAACGGTGAAACTCTTTGGGGAATATATCCAAACCAATAAACCAGAACTAACAGGTGATTTTTTAGATTTGCTTAATGGATTTGGTGAAACATTAAGTAAGGAATTTAAAGCATGATGGAAGGATGAAACGGCTCACCCGCTGAAGCTTGGGATGGATTTATCTCAGATGAAGGATGGGAAGTATAATGGGTGTAGAGGATAATTGTGAAGAATAAAGAGTTATTAGCAGAATTAAAAGCCTATTCCGACAGCTTGCGACAAAAAGTCGAGGCGAAGTTTGAGGGATGGGACGATTCCCTTTCTGCCATTAGTGAGCGACGCAAAAAGGTGTTAGATCCTGTTTCGGGTTATGACTTTTTTGTGTCGAATTACTTTCCGCATTATGTGCGTTCATCTTCGCGTTCACAGTTGCATAACTATCTTTTTGAGCATTTGCCACAAGTGTTACAACAGCCATCATCAGTGCATTTAGCCATTGCCGCGCCACGTGGTGAGGCTAAATCAACTCTCGTTTCTCAATTATTCACACTTTATTGTCTTGTAGCACAAAAGAAACGTTATGCATTAATTGTGATGGACAGTATAGACCAAGCCTATCCAATGCTTGAAGCAATTAAAGTCGAGTTGGAATTTAACCAACGGCTACGCGTAGACTTTCCTGAAATCGCAGGACAAGGTCGTGTGTGGCAAGCTGCAACCATTGTGACGAAAGCTAATCAGAAAGTACAAGTTGCTGGTTCTGGTAAGAAATTGCGTGGTTTACGACATGGTGCATATCGACCAGATTTGGTTGTATTGGATGATATTGAAAATGACGAACAAGTACGTAGCCCAGAACAGCGTGATAAGTTGCATGATTGGTTGAAGAAAACCGTGCTTCCTTTAGGTGCAGCTGGAGATAAGTTAGATGTGGTGTATATCGGGACTATTCTTCATTACGACAGTGTGTTAAACCGCACTTTATCAAGCAAAGCATGGAAAACAGCAAAATTTAAAGCCTTAATTCGTCAGCCTGATGATATGAGCTTATGGGATAAGTGGGAGGACTTCTACTTAAACGAAGGTGAAGCGGTGGCTGATGCTTTCTATTCCCAAAATAAATCAGCAATGGATAAAGGCGCAGTGGTGAGCTGGGCTGCTCGTCCCATCTTAACCTTGATGAAAATTCGCGCTCGTGATGGGCACGCTACCTTTGATTCAGAATATCAAAACGATCCTTTAAGCAGTGATGATGCGATGTTTGCTAATGCGCTGACTTATTGGACTGAATTGCCAGGTGAATTGGTTTATTTCGGCGCGCTAGACCCCTCTTTAGGTAAAGCGGGTGCAAGTCGTGACCCATCAGCCATCTTGGTGGGGGGCTATCATCGCGAGACGGGTAAGCTTTATGTAATTGAAGCACAGGTTAAAAAGCGCTTACCTGATCTCATCATTGAAGATGTGATTCGTATGCAGAAACAATACCAGTGTCAGCGTTGGTTTGTTGAAACCGTACAATTCCAAGAATTCTTGAAAGACGAGTTAGTGAAACGTTCGGCACAACGAGGCATTCCCGTACCGGCAACTGCAACTAAACCCAATACAGACAAAATGCTTCGTATTGAAAGTTTACAGCCACACATGGCGAATGGGTTAATTTTATTACATAGCTCACAAGCTACGCTGATTTCTCAGTTACGCCATTTCCCAAAAGCCGACCATGATGATGGCCCAGACGCACTGGAGATGCTATGGCGTAATGCAGTAAGTAGTTCTGCGGCGATTGAATGGATAAGTATTAGTGAGTTAGATGATAGCGAGTGGGATGAAGATGAATCGGATCTTTATTCTGTGTGGAAACAATAAGGTGAATTTATGGGATTGTTAGACAAATTTAAAAACCTTTTAAAAGGCAATGAGACAGAGCCTACGCAAACTGATGATGCGGAAGTTACCGCTACAGGACGAGTGTTAGACGATCATCCTTCAGCCAAAATCACACCATCAAAATTGAAACAAATTTTAGATGATGCAGAAAATGGTGATATTCAGGCTCAGCATCAGCTTTTTATGGATATTGAAGAGCAAGACAGTAGCATTGCGGCAAACATAATGACACGTAAGCGTTCAGTGCTTACGCTTGATTGGCGTATTGTTGAACCACGTAATGCAACACCTGCAGAAGAAAAATTAAAAGCAGAAATTGACGAGCTATTTTACCAGTATCCTAACCTTGAAGATTTATTTATGGATCTCATGGATGCGGTCGGGCATGGTTTTTCTGCGCTCGAAATCCAATGGGCGCAAGTGGATGGGAAATGGATACCAAAAGGCTTTAAACCTTGCCCTCAGTCTTGGTTTAAATTAGATAAGCATGATAATTTGTTATTACGTACACCAACTAATCCAATGGGCGAACCTTTACGACCATTCGGCTGGGTGGTGCATCGCCATAAATCACGCTCTACACAACTTGCACGAGATGGGTTGTATCGCACATTGGCATGGCTTTATATGTATAAGCATTATTCGGTGCGTGACTTTGCTGAGTTTTTGGAACTCTATGGTATGCCTATTCGTATTGGTAAATACGGTGCAGGCGCGACGACAAGTGAAAAACGTACACTATTACGTGCACTTGCAGATATTGGTCATAATGCAGCAGGTATTATGCCTGAATCCATGCAGATTGAACTTCACAATGTAGCAAGTGCTGGAGCCGCATCAGGTAACAATCCATTCTTGCAGATGGTTGATTGGTGCGAAAAATCTATTGCGCGTTTGATTTTGGGGCAAACTTTAACGTCTGGGGCTGATGGTAAAAGCTCAACCAATGCGTTAGGTAAGGTGCATAATGAAGTACGTCGTGATTTGATGATTAGTGATGCAAAACAGATTGCACAAACTATCACTCAACAAATCATTTTGCCGTATTTGCAGATTAATATTGATCCTAATATTGCCCCTTATCGTGTCCCTTATTTTGAGTTTGACACGAAAGAATATGAAGATTTATCCGTATTTGCGGATGCAATCCCTAAACTTACGGGCATTGGAGTACAGATTTCTGAAAGTTGGGTGCGGGATAAATTAGGGATTCCTGAACCGCAGGAAGGTGAGTTGATTTTAAGCACTCCGCAAGGTGAGAGAACGGATGAAAAAACTACCGCACTTTCTGCCGTGTTTAACCACGGTGAAGGCTGTACTTGCGGTTGTCGTTCTGCTGCGTTGTCGGCTAAAAATGGTAAAAAGGATGAACAAGATGAATTGGACGGTTTGATTGATGATGCAATGGTTAATGCAGATTTTAATCAACAGCTTGATCCTATGATGAAACAAATTGTAGGCGTGGTTATGGCAAGTGAAAGCTATGACGATGCACAGGAAAAACTAATCGCACTTTATCCTGATTTAACCAGTGAAAGCCATCAGGCCTATTTGGCAAGTGCGGTATTTTTAGCTGATTTATTAGGAGCTGCCAATGCCGAGCGCACCTAAGTTTGCCATTGGCGTAGAACCAAAACAAGCCATTGAGTTTTTACGCCAAAAGAAAATGCTTGCCAGTAAGGTATTAGTAAAAGAAATACATGATAGCGCATTGGCACGTGCCACGACGATTGCGCGCCTAACCAGTCTTGATATGACAAAGGATATTTATCAATCTTTAGAAACCGCTATGCGTGAGGGCAAAGGCTTTCATACTTGGAAAAAAGAACTGGTAAGTGAATTTGAACGTAAAGGCTGGATTTTTGGGAAAGAACCGTCTATTCGTGGTATTGATGGGCATTTATTGGCAGATCCCAAAACGGGGGAATATTTTGGCACGCCGCGTCGGTTAAATACGATTTATCGTGTCAATATGCAGTCAGCTTATTCGGCTGCGCGTTATCAACGCTTGCGTGATAACGTGGATAATCGCCCTTATTGGCAATATTCTGCCGTGGGTGATGCGCGTACTCGTCCTGCCCATTTAGCATTAAGCGGTAAGGTGTATCGTTATGATGATCCGTTCTGGGCAACCTTCTATCCACCCAATGGGTTTAATTGTCGCTGTACGGTGATTGCATTAGGTGAAAGAGATTTGAAACGTCGTGGCATGGATAAGCCTGACGATAGCTCGGAATTTTTGGTAGAGGTGGAACGCCCTGCGGATAAACAAGGTAATAGAGAAAAGACGGTAGGGTTTAAATTACCTGATGGCACGGTACGCGTGACGGATAAAGGCTTTGATTACAATGTAGGGCGTATTGCGTATAAGCCGAACTTGGATCTGTATCCGGAAAAGCTGGCGCATGAGTTTGCGAAAGTGGAGATGAAAGGGGCTGAATTTAAGTTGGATTATGCTAGATTATCTGATTTTTTAGAGCCTTATATCCCGAGTTATCAAGCTATAAAAGGAAGACAAGCACGTGAGAGCTTTTTACAGGGATTACGAGATCAATATTCAAAAAATTTTAAATTCGCTGCTGGTGTATTGAATGATGATACAAGGAAAGTTATTGGTACAGAGCTAAAAACAGTCTGGCTTTCAGATGATTCAATGGTGAAACAAATTATGCACCGTTTCGGTCAATTTGGTATTGAGGCTTATGACCAATTACCCGATGTTCTTTTTACACCAGATGAAATCAAATCAAGCAAAGATAAGCACTTTGAATTTTATAAAACGATTGATGGGAAAAAATATATGGCTGTGATTAAAGTATTAGATAAATCGAAAGAGATTTACTTGCAATCATTTAGACGAGATTAACACGCACCATCAGGTGGGACTCGGACACCCCCACACATATTTCCCAGGTCTATTTCACCCCTTCGTTTAGCAGTTGCCGAGATTCACTGCAACAAACGGTGCGTAGTTTGAATATACCCCTGTTTATAGATAAAAGCAACATTATGATCGAAATTGAAATCAATAATGCGCAAGAAGTTGCTGCAATGCTTGAGCGATTAGCTCACGCTACGACACACCGTGCGCCTTTAATGCGTAGCATTGCAGGTACGATGGAATCGGCGGTGCTGCAAAACTTTGAGGTGGGCGGTCGTCCAAAATGGTTGGGGCTTAAATATCGTCAAGGTACACCGTTGGTTGATACAGAAAATTTGATGGGCAGTATCACGTCTGACTACACTAACGATACCGCTGTTGTAGGAACGAATGAACCGTATGCAGCGATCCATCAATTCGGCGGTAAAGCAGGACGTGGACGGAAAACCACGATTCCTGCTCGTCCATTCTTAAAATTAACACCTGAAGATGAAGCGGATATCATGGAAGATATTCAAGCGTATTTTCAACGTTTAATTAAATAATTCCGCTAAGCGTTCTAAATCGCACGTATAGCGGTTTTATTATTTCAAGGTATAAGTTTTCATCTTTAATTTTTTAAAACGTTTTAAAACGGTTTTAAAGCGTTTTAAAATGGGTTTGTGTTGTTTCTTATAATCTAATCTTTTATTCCTCCAATATCTACTCTTTCAAAAAATTGAAATTATGTGACCGTGCTGAAGTCGCTCATCTCTTTTTACCCTTTCTTATCAAGTATTCTGTCATCCTAGATTGAGTTTTTAAGGATGGTTTCAGATGAAATTAACAGTTGCCGCTTGTAGTTTTGAAATTGACAAAGCGAAGTATGGACGCATCCAGCTTTTGCCTTATGGCAAATTTAGAGCTACTGACGGCAGACCGACAGATGTGGAGGCATGGTATGTAACCGATACGAACGGGGCTGATGTTGTGGCATTAGCTAACAGTCAGAAAAATCCCCTACCCATTGACTACGAACACCAAATCTTACATTCCCAGCAAAACGGCAAAGAGGCGCCTAGCGCAGGTTGGATGGAATATCTCTATTTTAACCCACAAGGAATTTTTGCCGATGTCCGTTGGACGGACAAAGCTGCGGAATACATCAAAAATGGCGAATATCGTTATATCTCTGCCGTGTTTGCTTATGACACGAATGGTTATGTTCGCAAAATCTTTCACGCTGCACTGACTAACAACCCAGCTTTAGACGGCATGGACGAAGTAATGGTTTCCGCCAGTGTGCAACTTTTAAATCAACAAAAGGAAAAGCCAGCAATGGACAAAAAATTACAAGCCGCCTTGTGCGCGTTGCTTGCATTAAAAGCAGACGCCAGCGAAGCGGAAATTACCGAAAAAGTGACCGCACTTTCTGCTGCTAAAGGCGATAGTCCAGTCGCACTGTTAAATGTGTATGCCAAATTAGCAGAAAAAGAACAATCTGTAGCAGCACTCACTGCGCAGGCAGGCAAACCTGACCCAGCTAAATTCGTGCCGGTGGAACAGGTTGCCGCATTACAGGCTGATTTTAATGCGCTTAAAACATCTGTAGAAGCAGACAAGAAAGAGGCATTAATCACAGCGGCATTATCGCAAGGCAAACTGGCTCCTGCATTAAAAGATTGGGCGCAAAGTTTATCTGTTGAAGCATTAAGTGCTTACTTAGAAAAAGCACCTGCAATGGCCGCACTAAGTGGTGAGCCACAAGCAAAAGGCGCCCCAGAGCAGAAAGTGGCAGCGTTAAGTGCGGCAGAGAGTGCGGCAGCAAAAGCGTTAGGCTTAAGCGAAAAAGATTATATGGCAACCTATAAGGAGCAAAAATAATGGATAAATTCAAAAAATCGGAACTTTTAAAAGCTCTTGATGAAGCCTTTAAAAAAGACTTTGCAAGCGGTTTAAACGTGATTAATCCTCAATGGTCAGAAATTGCTATGAAGATTGCAAGTTCTACCGAAACCAATACTTATGGTTGGTTAGGGCATTTCCCAAAATTGCAAGAATGGGTGGGTAAACGTCGTTTACGCAAAATGCAAGCGCAAGGTATGCAAGTATCGAATAAGTTGTTTGAAAGCACTGTTGCTATCCCTCGCACCAATATTGAAGACGACCAGGTTGGCTTATTTAGTCCGATGGTAAAACAAATGGGACAAAGTGCGGCGGAATTACCTGATGATTTAGTATTTGGCTTAATTAAACAAGGTAAAAGCACCCTTTGCTATGACGGGCAGAATTTCTTTGATGACGATCATCCTGTTTTTGCGGAAGTCGATGGCACAGGCAATCAAACCACTCAAAGTAATATTACCAAAGGCAGTGCAGCAGGAAAACCAGCGTTTTATTTGTTGGATACGACGAATGCCGTGAAGCCGTTTATTTGGCAAGAACGCTTAACCCCTGAAATTGAGACGAAATTTGATCCGTCTAAATCTGATACGGTATTTATGGAAGATACCTATATTTGGGGTGTGCGTGCGCGTGGTAATGCAGGTTTTGCATTCTGGCAACTTGCTCACCGTGTAGAAGACAGCGAATTAACTGAAGATGTCTTAATGGGCGTGTTGGCAAAAATGAAATCCTTAAAAGGCGATGGCGGTAAATTATTGAACATTCGACCGAATGTGTTGTTAGTGCCACCTTCTCTTGAGTATGCCGCAAAAAAATTAGTAGAAGCCGACATTATCAATGGTACAAGCAATTGGTTGAAAGGGACGCTTAAAGTGATGGTGTCTTCACAGATTGTGGAGTAATCCGTCTCTTTTCTTGCCTTCCCCCCCACTGACGAGGGAAGGCAAGAAATTACTAGGAGGAAACTATGGCAAAGAAACAGCAAAACAAGACAGACGATGAAGTGAAAACCGACACGTCCGAAAATACTGCAGAAACCGACCGCACTTTAGATAAGCCGGATGACGCGCCCAAAGGCAGTGATGTGATTCATCCTATTGCCTATGCTGTGACGTTACGTGCAATTCATCCGCAAGCCTCTTATGGTCGATGTGGTTATCGTTTTAACAAGGAAAGTGCGGTAGAAATTCCGGCTGGTGATTTAACCGGTGAGCAAGTGATTATTCTTGCGGAAGATCCTTGGTTAGAGCTTGTTCCAGTGTGTGAGGAATAACGATGAATTATGCCACAGTGTCGGATTTTATTTTACGTGTTGGTGAACTCGATGCAATTGAGTTAACTGATCGTGATCGTACCGGTAGTGTTGATACAACAGTGCTGAATGTGGCGTTATCGGATAGTTCTAGCCAAATTGATGGCTATTTGTCAGCGCGTTATGAATTGCCATTACTGGATATACCGCAAAATCTTGTGCGGATTTGTTGTGATTTAACCCGCTATCGTTTGGCATCTATGTCACAGGTGGGTAATACCGATGAGATTATTGAGCGATACAAATTAAGCTTAAAAGAGCTTGAGGCGATTGCTAAAGGTCAAATTTCACTTGGTATTGCTAACTCAAACACAGAAGATGACGGCGATAATGGTGTGATGTTTACTAATCCGAAAAACAGGGTGTTTAGCCGTGATAACGAAAATCGAACAAGCACTTGTTGAGCGTCTGCAAAAAGGATTGGGCCGTCTTGTTAATACGGTGAAAAGCTACGGTGGAGAGCTAGACGACGACAGTTTATCTGTGTCTCGCTTGCCGATTTGCCTTGTCACTTTTGGTGGGGCTCGCATTGAGCGTATGAGTACCAATGCAAGACGACATCAATCTACCGCGAATTTTGTCATTATTTTAGCCGTGCGATCTTTACGCAGTAATGTCGCGGCTAGACAAGGTGGCATTGATGAGCGTGAGGTTGGCGTTAATCAGCTTATTACTGCCGTGCGTCGTTTGTTGGATGCGCAAACTTTGGGGCAATTAGTTAAACCACTAAAACCCACAAGAGTTCGCACTATTTTCAACAATGCCTTATTCAAGGGCGGAGCGATTACCGCTTACTCGATTGAATACGAAGCCGTTTATGATGATTTTCAGCCGCTTGATGATGGGTATTTCCCAGAAGCCACGCAGGATAAAACTAATCCTGACTATGTGTTTAGCGCTTATCGAGCCAAGTTATCCGATCCATTACCGTTACTTGAACAAGTTCAAGGACGGATTTATGACCCAACCACGCAGGCGGAAGAGCCTTTTACGGTGGAAACCGAGGTAAAAAATGAAAGTTAAAGCAAGACCAGGTATTAAGGTACCATTTGAAACACAGCCTTATACCTATATTGAACAAACGCCGGTTGATATTGAGCCGTCGATTTATTATCAGCGTCGTATTAATGACGGTGATTTGATTGTGATTACTGAAACACGTTCACGCAAAGAACAGGAGAAAGACAATGGCTGAAACTAACATTGATTTTGATAATATCCCGGCAAGTATTCGTCAGCCGGGTGTTTATAGTGAATATAATTCGCGCAATGCGGTAAGCACGCTACCAACCAATGAGCAAAATGTATTAATTGTTGCACCAATGGTGAATGGTACTGCGCCTTTTACTGCACCCGTTCAAGTGTACTCTGATTTAGATGCTAAAAATCAATTCGGTGCAGGTTCTTGGGCTCATTTAATGACCCGTGTAGCGATAAAAAATAACCCATTAATCCGTTTATCCGTGATTGGGTTAAAAGATAGTGATTCAGGTGTAGCCGCAACAGGCACCGTGACGTTAGCCGGTACAGCCACGCTAAGCGGTGTCGTGAAAGCCGTTATTGGCGGTGTGGATTATGCTGTTTCTGTCGCAAAAGGCGAAGCAGCAAACGATATTGCTACCCGTTTAGCAGCGGTTATCAATGCTGGCGATTATTGCCCTGCAACTGCAGCCGTGAGCGAAGGCACCATTACCTTAACAGCAAAATGTAAAGGTGTAATTGGCAATGAAATTTCAATTAATGCAGTTAGCCGCGCTGATGGTATTAGTGTGACCTCAGCTGTATTTAGTAATGGTGCAGAAAATGCGGATTTAACTGCTGCACTTGCATCTGTTGCAGGTCAACATTACCACGTCATTATTTCTCCATTCGCTGATGATAAAAATGCAAAAGCGTTACGTGAACATTTAGACTTGGTTGCAAGCCCAGTTGAGAAAAAACCTGGTGTGGGTGTATTAGGTTTTAATGGCACATTGGCAAGCGGCACTACGTATACTGAAAAAATCAATGCGAACCGCATTACGGTTGGTTGGTATAAAGGTGCGGTGGAATCAAATGCATTAATTGCAGCAGGTTATGGTGCGATTATTGCAGGCGAAGAAGACCCGGCTAAGCCGTTAAATACGCTTGAGATTAAAGGTTTAACCCCCGTTGATGCTACTCAAACACCATTAAAAACCGAAGTCAATCAGGCACTTTTCCATGGTTTAACACCTATTACGGTGGTGAATAATCGTGTGCAAATTATGCGTGCAATTACGACTTATACCAAGTCGCCCGCGAATGTAGATGATCCTGCGTGGTTAGATTTAACTACAATTCGTACACTTGACTATACGCGCAAAGCGATTGAGCAACGCATTGCCTTGCGTTTCCCACGTGCGAAGTTATCCAATCGCACACCACCAAAAGTGCGTTCGGAAATCCTTGATGTGTTGTATCGCTTGGAAGATTTAGAAATCTTGGAAAATATTGATGCTAACAAGAATAAATTGCTTGTGGTACGCAATAGACAAGATCCAAATCGTTTAGATACGGCAATCCCAGCTGATGTGGTAAATGGCTTACACGTTGTCGCTAACCGTATTGATTTAATTTTATAGGGGGCTTAAATGGCTGAAAAATATGCTGGTTCGGCAGTGTTAGAAGTAAATGGCGTTGAAATTGAAATTACCGATTTAAACGTTACAAAACAAACAGGCCGAAAATTAGTGAAAACCATGAACTCAGAAGGTCGTGCGCGTGGTTTTGCCAAAGGAATTGCGACTTGGGAGCTCTCATTGACTGCCGCTCTGCCGATTGATGGTTCAGAGATTGATTGGGCGGAAATCAATGATGCGAAGATTACAGTGTATCCACTTAATCAAGACGATAAACGCACCTCTTATCTTGGCTGTTTTACTACGCAAGTCGGTGAAAAATATACCGTCGATAACGAAGCCGTGATTGATATTCAGATGACTGCTCTCAAAGAGGTTAAAGAATAATGCGTCTATTGTTAGGTATTCCTTACGGTAATAGTCGTCGTTTTGACTTTGAAGTGCGATTACTTACCTTGGGTGGCGAATGTGCCGCCCTTGAGAAAATCGCCGAGCTTGGTTTAGATGAGAAAGAAAAACTCACGAAAGCTGAGCAAATGCTCGTGGACTTGGCTTATTTATCTGAGCAGCTTGATATTATCGGCATTGCACAAGATAAGCTCACGCCACAGTTTTTACTGGATAACCTTGCTACAGATGATTATGTGTTGATTACACAAGCTATTGCTGATTTGCGAAAAAAGCACATCGACGCTGGGGAAAGCCAGAGCAAAGTCGAAGCCGAATAAAACAACAACATAGTGTGTTTGAAGCTGAGAAAAATTACCGAAGTGCGGTCATTTTATTAGCTAAATTCGGCTTTAACGCTGCGGAGGTAAGAGCAATGAGCCATACAGAAGTGTCTGCTTGGATTGGTAGTTGGCAAAAATCTCAAGGTATTAAAACACAGGCTGAAGATGGCGATACGGTGCATTACAACCTTATGCGTCGTAAAAATAAAGGGGCGTAAGCCCCTTTTTTTGTAGATTTAAAAGAAGTTTAAAAAAGGTTTAAAAATGGCAGAGTTAAATTTAGCCATGACACTCAAGGCACGCGATCAGGCAAGCCGAGTATTCCGTCAGGCGCAATCCCAAATTACACAAAGCACACGAGCCATGGCAAGCGCCCGCGAAACATTAGGCGTGCGAAGTGAACATAAGATCCAGCAAGAAATCAATCACACTATTGCGGCTTATAACCGTTTGAAACGTAGTGGTACTGCAACCAGTCGAGAGTTAGCTCGCGCGGCTGATGCGACACGGTTAAAAATTGCGGGTCTTAATGCCGAAATGGGGAAAACGTCTTGGGGACAACGCTTAGGTAATGTAGGCACTGCAATGGCAAGCGTTGGAGCTGGTATGGCCGCAGGTGCGATGGTAATGGCTCAACCCATGAAAAAACAAATGGATTATGACCGCCGATTGGCGATGGTTTCAAACACTGCCTTCTCCGACCGAGACGTGGCTGGGCGAATTGCCGGAAAGAAAGAATTACATGAAGCAGTAAAAAGTGCGGTAGAAAATGGTGGCGGGACGAAAGAGGATGCGTTAGCGGCACTGGATAAATTATTGGCGTCTGGTACGGTGAAAGCCGAAACTGCAATGAAATTATTGCCAACTTTGCAGAAAGGTGCTGTTGCCACTGGTGCTAGTACTGAAGATTTATCCGCAATCGCCATATCTGCTATGCAACAATTTGGTATTAGCGAAGATCAAATTGGCGCGGTATTAGATAAAGCTGTGGCGGCAGGACAAGCCGGTAATTTTGAATTGTCAGATATGGCTCGTTGGTTGCCACAACAAATGGCCGCTGCTAAATCTGCAGGGTTATCAGGTATGAATGGTTTTGAAGCATTATTAGTTGCAAACCAACAAGCACGTGTTACAGCAGGGACTAGCGATGAAGCGGGTAACAACCTTGTCAACTTACTGGCAAAAATCACCTCAAAAGAAACGGCTGATCGTTTTAGAAAGTTAGAAATTAAAGGCAAAGATGGTAAAACCCATGGTATTGATTTTATTAAATCCATGGAAAATGAGAAAAAACAAGGGAAAAACTCCATTGAGGCCTTTAGCTCTATTATGGATATGGTAGTTGGCGAAGATGACCGTTATAAATCGTTAAAGGAAAAACTCAAAACTGCGAAAAAAGAAGAACAGCAAACTCTTTTAAATCAGATGGCTGATTTGGTTGAAGGTACAGCGATTGGGCAAGTGATATCAGATCGTCAAGCCTTGATGGCGTTACTTGGTATCCGAAATAATGTGCAACTAGGGAAAGAAGTGAAGGCAGAAGTCGGTAACGCAGAAGGCGCTGTCGATAAATCACATGCCGTGATACAAGACACCAATAGTGCCAAATTGGAAAACGCCAAAAATAGCTTTGAATTTGCCCAAATGGAGGGGGTTAAGGGTTTTAATGATGCCCTTGGCGATGCAGCCGTCAAATTAACGGAATATGCAAAGGCTTATCCAGACCTCACAAATACCGTTGTACGAGCAGGCACTGTTATTACGGCTTTAAGTGTAGCGGCTGTTGCGGCAAGTGGTGCGTTGGCGTTGTTAGGCGGTAAGCGAGCTAGCTTCGGATTAGGAGGCGATATTGCAGATGCGGCAAGTGGTTTAGGTCGAAAAGGTAAAATCAATAAAGGGATGAAAGGCGGAAAAGGCTTGTTATCACTGAGTGGTTTAGCATTTACTGGTTTAATGCTTGCAGCTGACCACCGCACGACTGCTGAGGCTATTGCCGAAGAAAAAGCCGAAGCTAAAACACCACAAGAAAAACAACTTGAAAATCAATTTTACGCAAGGGCTTACGGTGGCAATAAATCAACAACAAGCCATTATGCACCACAGGGGTTTGGTTATAACAAAAATTCTGTATGGGGAATGGCAGGCCGTGCGGGTGAAGTGGCTGAAATCGCACGTAAAGATGAGGTTGCGAAGGAGCGTTTAGCACGTGGCACGCTTACACAAGCCGAATATGATGCAAGAACATCACAAAGTGCTGCAAAAATTGCCAACATGAATAATCGTGGGCAAGGCTATTCCGGGTTATCCATTGCTGCCAATGATACCAATTCTACACTGAGTCAAACACTCGGTAATTTATCGGGTTTAGCGAATTATCAAGCTGACTTTCAGCAGTTTGGTAAAACCATCAGCGATGGCTTGAAAACAGCGGTGGAAAGTCAGAATTTCACCATTCAAAATGAAATTAAAGTAGATTTAGATGGGCGGATTGTGGCTGAACAAACGTCTCAGTATCAATATCAAGATTTAAAACGGGGGTAATAGATGAAAGGTTGGACGGCGCCATTACAACGTGCTAGCTATCGTGGTGTGCGATTTGAAGTGATGTCGGTTGATGATGAGATCACTCGCGCTACAATCGAACACGCCTATCCTTTTGTGAACGGTGCAGATGTAGAAGATTTAGGATTAAATCCGTTGACCGTACGTTTGCAAGCCGTGTTTTATGGTGAAGGTTATTATACTGATTTCAAAAAATTCTTAAGTGTGCTGGGAAAACAAGGGGCGGATGTATTAGTCCATCCTATTCGCGGACGATTGCAAAATATGATTTGTACGTCGGCATTGTTTCATCATGAAGCGGACATGATTGACTATGTGGCCATTGATTTAACTTTTACCGAAAGCACCCCCGCAGAGCCGATTTTTGTGTTTGAAAGTGCATTTCTTGCTCGTCTTGATGCACTACTTACACAACTTGAAGATTTTGTTGATGATGTGTTGGCATTGTATGGTGAGTTTATGGAGGTTGTGTCATTTGCTGCCAATATTAAGTCGCGTTTATTGGGCAGTTTCGGCGCATTATTTGGTTGTTTTGAGCAAGTTAGAAGTTTGTTTGATTTAGATAAGAAGAAATATCCTATCTCTAATACTGTGTCCTCTACAGATTTTAAAGTGAAAAGCTTAAATTCGGCTCGTCATTTAGCGACTATGTTGGAAACGGGACTCTCACAGATTATCAACCGTCGAGATTTAACCACTCGTGCTAAGTTTGATGAAATGTTGCGTACCTTAAAGCAAATTAAACAGATCCCCTCTGATTTGGTAACAGGTAAAAATATTAAATCAGCCAGCCAACAGGCTGTTATGAAATCGTTACCATCAACATTAACAAATACCGATATGCATGCGGTGTCATTGTTTATGCAATTAGTTAGTGCGGATGTTTTGCTTAAATCTGCGACAGAATTAATTGAAGATGACGCTTTGTTGCCGCAAGATGTGGACTATATTACCACGAAAGTGCGGTCGGAAATTTTAGAGAATTTGGCATTGCTACGCCAACAAATTGCAGAAGAACAACAGGCCGTAAATAGCGCTGGTAAGCCTAATACTGGACTTTACACCACCGCACACCACACCATGGAACAACTTAAACAACACGCTCATCAGTTCACTCAACTTGCGATTAATGCGATTAACCGCAAGCCACCTTTAATTATTCGAGCTGCACCCATGACCGGGACAGTGCAACAAATCGCCCATGCTTTTTATGGTGATTATAAACGTGCGGATGAGTTATTGCGTTTAAATCCACAGATACGTTATCCAAATTATATTGAACAAGGTGAGGTGTTAAATAGTTATGTCAGATAATTATCCTTACGAAAATGACGTTGTCGTTGAGATTGACGGTAAGTCCCATAATAGTTGGAAAAACTATGACATTGACAGTGATTTTTTAATCCCTGCAGATGCCTTTGCGTTTGATATTGGTGTGCCGTCAGACAGTACTGTATTGCCGGATTACTCTGGGGCAGAAGTGAAAGTACGTATTAATGATACGTTAGTCATGACAGGTATTGTGGATACCGTGCAGCATGGTATTAGTAAAACAAATCGAACCTATCGACTAAATGGTAGAGATAAAGCCAGTGTACTTGTTGACTGCTCCGCACCTATTATGAACGTGAAGGGGTTAACTGTATTGGATGCAGTAAAAAAGATTGTAGAACCGTTAGGGATTAAACAGGTGCAACTTAAAGCAGAAAACAATCCATTGTTAGATAAGGTCGATATTGATGTTGGCGAAACTGCGTGGAATGCTGCCATGCGTTGTGCTAATTCTGCTGGCTTGCACTTGTGGTTTGAGCCAAATGGCGTGCTGATTGTAGGCGGTGCGGATTACAGCACGCCACCTGTTGCAACGCTATGCTGTATGAAAGACGGTAGTCAAAATAACTTTGAGCAGGCTGATTTAAGCTTTGATGTATCAAATCGGTTTAGTGAGATAACCTTTTTAGCTCAAAGTCACGGCAAGCAAGGGCAAGATAACAAAAACGATCTAAAATGGGTTTATAAAGATTCAGAGATGACTACCTATAAACCTAAAACCGTAGTGGTATCTGATGTTGATAACCTTGAAGCGTTGCAAAAATGGGCAAAGAAATACATCGCCGACAGCATACTTGAAGGGTTTACCTTAACGATTATTGTGCCTGACCATAAAATGCAAGATGGCACATTGTGGCAACCTGGTCAGCGGGTGCATGTTATCTGTGAAGAATATGATATTGATGCAATCTTCTTCTTAATGGGGCGTCGTTTCATGTTAAGCCGTCAAGGCGGTACGCAAACCGAGCTGCGGTTTAAGCAAGACGGTATTTGGACACCAGACGCTTATAGTGCAAAAGCAGAAAAAGCACGTAAACGTAAAGGTAAAAAAGGTAAGAAGAAAAAGAATAATGGTGAACTTTGGGCATCAAATGGACAAGGTGGTTGGACGAAATGAGACGATTAAGCCAAGCTATTCAACAAAAGGCGCAAGGTGCGGTGGGCGAAATCCGTCAAGCCTTTCGCGGTGTGCTGCATTTAGTGAAAAGTGCAGATAACATTCAGAAAGTGCAAGCATCTGGATTGTCAGACGAAACACTTCAGGATGTAGAGATGATGCAACAATTTGGGTTTACTTCGGTGCCACCTGCAGATACTCAAGCAGTAATTATCCCTATTGGCGGGCAAACTAGCCACGGCATTGTGATTGCGACTGAGAACGGTTCTTTCCGCGTTAAAAATCTGCAAGGTGGCGAAGTCGCTGTTTATGATGAAAGTGGCTCTAGTATTGTGTTAAAAAAGGGGCGGTTAATTGAGATTGATTGTGATGTGTTAAAGATTAAAGCGGCAACAAAAGTGGATATATCAAGTCCACTGGTTGAAACAGATCAGGTCTTTACTGCTCAAGGTCAAATTAACGGAAATGGCGGTATGGCGGTGAAAGGCGGCAGTGGTGCGAGTTTTACCGGCAACGTGAAACAACAAGGCGGAGGTTTTACTACAGACGGAGATGTGAAAGCCGGTGTTATATCATTGCGTAATCACAATCATCCTGGTGATAGCGGTGGTGAAACAGGTAAACCTAAATAAAAATGCTAAAAGGAGGTGCTGAAGTCAGTCACCTCTTTTCTTTTCTCTAAATCCCTTATCCTGTCACTATGGAGAGAGAGATCAGCCCGCTTACCGGCGACTATACAAGTAAGCAAATCAGTACACTGCAAAATGCTGTGTATATCAGACTAACCACACCCTTAGGCACCTGGTGGGCAGATGGGCGTGTAGGCTCTTTGCTCCATACTATCCCGAAAGAAAAGGATTTGCGACATGTTGGGCCACTTGCCCAACAATATGCAGAAGAAGCCTTACAACCGTTGATTGATGATGGACGTGCAGACGAAATCATTGTGACTTATACACAACCCCACAACGGATTATTAATTTTAGATATATCCATTCGAGATAACCGAGGTGAAACCTATCAATTTAAACACCCGGTAAAAGTTATTTAAAAAGGGTTTAAACCATGTTTATTGTGCCAAGTTTAGATGATATTCGCCAAACTATCTTGCGTGATGTGCAGTCATTAGAACCGAGTGCTGATGTGAGCATAGATAGTGACTATTATGCACGTGCCAGTAGCCTTGCTGCCGTAGCGGAAGGTATTTATGCCCATCAAAAATGGATTATTAAACAATTCTTCCCGGATACTGCCGACACGGATTTTCTTGAAAAACATGCTGGCTTGCGAGGTATTCGCCGTCGTAATGCAACTTATGCGAGTGGCCGTGGCGCAACAGTGACAGGTACCCCTGATACAGTGATTAAAGCTGGATTACAAATTAAAACAGACGATAACCGATTTTATGAAACCACCGAAAGTGCGGTGATTTCTGCAAGTGGTTCTGCCGTTGTTGCCGTGCGAAGTCTTGCGACAGGTGTCAGCCAAAATATTAAAACTGCGACAAAAGCAAACTTTATGGCGGCACCTTTAGGCGTGCAATCCGATGTGGTGCTAAATGATGTAATTGGTGCAACGGATGCGGAAAGCGATGCGTCTTTGCTCGAACGTTTGCTTGAGATTATTCGCCGACCACCTGCTGGGGGTAATCGTTATGACTATCGTACATGGGCGTTATCGGTGGATGGCGTGGATGCTGCTTATGTTTACCCGTTGCGTCGTGGGCTTGGTACGGTAGATATTGCGATTACATCAAATAACGATGTGCCAAGCGATGAAACAATACGTCGCTGCCAAGAATATATTGATGATGTGCGCCCAGTAACCGCACGAGAAAGCAAAGTGGTGAAACCTGATGTAACAAAAGTCAATTTTAATATTCAGGTGAAAATCAGTGGCGTGACGTTACCCGAAATTAAGGCGGCCATTTCAACCGCACTTACGGATTATTTCAACACACTCATCCCAGGTGATGATTTGATTGTGTCGCAATGTGAAGCGGTGGTGAATAACTTGGTAGGTGTGGTTGACCGTAAGTTTGCGACACCTATCACTAATCTAAAAGCAGATGTGCGTACAAAAATTGAATGGTTTCGGTTAGGTCAAATCACCGTTACGGAGATGGCATGATGCAAACTGACCACAAAAAGGTGTTAGCAAAACTTTATCCGCCTATTTCGTATGATGTTAATGGTGAACGTTTTCTAGCGCAGTGTGAGGTGGATGGTCATGTATTTGACCGATTACAAAAAAGTGCGGTGGATTTATTGCAAATTATTGAACCTGCCACCTCCAATACGATGTTGTCCGATTGGGAACGTTTATGCGGCATAAAAACAGATTATAGCAATAACTATCAAGCACGAGTAAAACGTGTCATTGCCAAGTTAAATGCGATTGGGGGCTTATCCATTCCCTATTTTAAACGGATTGCAGAAAGTATTGGATATCGCATCGAAATTAAAGAGTTTTCTCCCCTTGCGAATGATTTGCCAACGACGGGAGATTTGGCTCAATTTCGTAATGAAGCTCGCGACAACTTGATTTTTATGTGGCGAGTATCGGTGCTTAATGGGGATGACAATATTGTATATTTTCGCGCAGGCACCTCCTTTGCGGGTAATCATTTAGTGGAATTTGGTGACCCGATTATTGAGGAGTTCTTCCGAGACTTAAAACCTGCACATACTTACTGTTATTTTGCTTATCAAACAGGATCTTAATATATGAAAAGTTTAATGCCTCAAATTGATTCCAATGATGGCCTTTTTCACAATGGTAATCCAGCGACAGGCGAGCAAGGCACGCGAGTAACTGATACGTGGCTTAATAATTTGCAAGACCGAGTACGCGATGTACAAGCGGAAGCTCATTGTGTGTTGCAAAAAGCGGGGTTCCAGCCCGTAGAAAATAAGCAAACGCAGCTTTATGAGGCGATTGTTAAGATTATTGATGATAACCGAAAAAAAGCCTCTACAACGCAAAAAGGCGAGGTACAACTTTATTCCGGCTATGATTCGGAATCTGAAGAAATGGCGGCGACACCTAAGGTCATTAAAATCCTAAAAGGCTTTATTGATTCGATTGTACGTAGTTTGACAAATTACATCCCCAACAGCAAAAAATCATCAGCCGTTAACAGTAATAGCTCGGACACAGTGGCAACGAGTGCAGCTGTAAAAATAGTGAATGATAACGCTAACGACAGGGTAGCTAAATCAGGCGATACGATGACTGGCAATTTATCACTCGCACAAGGTGATTATAGTGGCCTCAATCTATATAACAATGATGGCTATTATACTCGATTTGAGGGTAATCCTCACAATAACAATAGCTTATTGACATTGGCTTATCGTACACCACAAGGCACCAACATTGCTGTGGTAACTTTGCCTAAAAAGCATGGAGTAGTTGCATATGCTGGCGATGTTGTGTCAAAAAGTGGCGATAGTATGTTAGGGACACTATCATTCTCCGGTGCAACAGATAGCTATAGGATTGGTGGTTATACGTGGCGCATGCCTATTAGATTCTCGGGCGACGTAGTTATCGGCAACGAAAAATGTGCAATTGGATTTAACAACAACGGTAGTTTACATTTTGGTGGATTGCCAGGCGCTAGTCAATTTACAGCTACATTAGATTCCGAAAAACTTTGGGTTGCTGGAGATGTAAAAACCTCGGCGGGCAAGTCTTTAAATACCGCGTTACAACCAAACGATTTAGTATATCAAAAAATAGGCAATTTTGAGGTGCGTAAATATCCAGATGGGACGATGCTCCAAACATATTTTGTAGATTTTAATGATGTCCATGGGGCGAACAGCGGACTTGGCGGACCAGGACCGAAACAATTAACGTGGGCAGTATCATTTGTTGGCAAGCCGTTAGTTTGGGGGAATATAACATCATCCATAGAAGATAGTCACGATGTTGGTGTGAACATCCTAACAAAATCAACAGGGACAACATTGTATTGGTATAACTACGAGCATAGCAATCCAAACCAGGGAGCGTGCCGTTTGCAATTCTTAGCAATAGGGAGATGGAAATAATGACAATCTACTACAAAGATGGATTTTTTGATGATGCATTCGGTGGTTTTGTGCCAGAAGGTGCGGTAGAAATTAGCCAAGATAAATATATTGAGCTGCTAAATGGGCAAGCACAAGGTAAGCAAATTATTACAAATAAACAAGGAACTCCTGTTTTGGTTGACCCACAACCAAGTGCAGCGCACGAGTTAAATTTTGAAACCTTGCAATGGGTTGTTTCGCCCGAGAAGTTAGCGGCTCTACTTGCAGATAATAGAACGCGTTTAATAGATAATATCGACTCGCATGCGGCCAAGATTTACAGCACGTGGACGCGTTTTGAGTCTGAGTATCGTGAGCGCCAAACAGCGGCTGAAGCTTATAAGGCAGCAAACTATCAAGGTGACTGTAGCCGTTATATTACAGATTTTGCCAAACGCGCAGGTTTAAACAACAAAGCGGCAACAGATTTGATTTTGGTGCAAGCAGCAGGATTAGAAAAACTACAAATGGAGCTTGCTAACCAACGCATGCGCAAGTATGAGCTCAAAGCACCTAATCTAACACTAGAGCAACTACAATCAATCTATGATGACATCATTAAACAAATGGATCACTTAATGGAGGCTTATAATAATGGCTAACAAGGTTTATTTGGCACTTTACAAACACAAACGCTCTTTCCTTAAAGAACCGCTTAAAGCGACCGCAGACGCAGTAACACGCTTTCTGACAAAAGGTGAATACTCACATTGCGAGTTGGTAATCGAACAGATTAACTTCACTACTGGTCATCACTACGAATACGAGAAAATATACCACTGTTTTTCATCATCTGTGCAAGATGGTGGTGTTCGTCTTAAAGAAATTGATGTCATGGACGGCAAGTGGGATTTAATCGAACTACGTAACGTAGATTCAAATCAAATTGTGAATTATTTCGACTGGACAAAAGGCATGAAATACGACTGGTGGGGTGCTATCGGTATAGTACTTGGTATCAAACAAAAACGGTCGAAATATTTTTGTTCTGAATGGTGCTATAACGCATTAAATCAAGGTAACCAAGACGGATGGCGATTTAGTCCGAATGATTTGGCAGTGATTTTTAAAAGAGGATAAATAACATGAGAATCGGTGACACAATAAAATTACGTAACGGCAATGCTGGCACTATCGTCTATGAGAGCCCATTTGGCAAATTATTAATCGTTGAGCATAACGGTGATGAGTTACCACCTAGCCACTGGCATAATGCGGATGGTACGTTTTATGCAGATTGTACAAGTGATTTGGATGTAGTTCAGGGATAAAGACGGCGACACTATCTGTGCGGGAACACGGATAATGCCAGCTAAGCAGAATGAGCCTGCATATAGCTATATGCCGCCTACCTCGCGAGGCAGGCGGTATTTTAACAAAACCGCTAAAAATGGGAAAGTATATGCAGAATTTAAAAGAGATCCGTTGCCAATGTTGCAACAAATTATTGGCAAAAGTCGGCGCAGTGAAACATTTAGAAATCAAATGTAGTCGCTGTAAAACCATTAACCATATTAATTAACTTGATTTGAGTGTCGGAGTGTCAAGAACACCGGAACGCCATAGATAAGAAGGAAAAAAACTATGGCAAATCAAGCCAAAATAAACTTTAAGCAAGCCCCATTACCGTTTGTCGGTCAAAAGCGCAACTTTTTAAATCACTTTAAAGCGATTTTAAACGAGCAGATTCCGGGTGATGGTGAGGGCTGGACGATTATTGACACATTCGGTGGCTCGGGCTTGCTTAGTCACACCGCAAAACAGCTTAAACCGAGCGCCCGTGTGATTTACAACGACTTCGACGGATATGCCGAGCGCATTAAGCATATCGACGACATTAACCGCTTGCGGGCGCAAATTGCGGCGTTGTTAGTGGATATCCCACGTCAAAAGCGCATCACCGATAAAGCGCTCAAGGCGCAGATTATTGACACCATTAAAGCGTTTGACGGCTATGTTGACCTTGCTACGCTAACTAGCTGGCTGTTGTTTTCTGGGCAACAAGTCGGCACGTTTGAGGAGTTGTGCAAAAAGGATTTCTGGCATTGCGTCCGCGCGTCAGATTACCCGTCCGCCGATGGTTATTTGGACGGCGTTGAGGTGGTGTCCGAGTCGTTTCACACGTTGCTCCCACGCTTTAGTGCCGCCCCGCAAGCGGTATTTGTTTTAGATCCACCTTACCTATGCACCAAGCAAGAGAGTTACAAACAGGCGCATTACTTTGATTTAATCGACTTCTTGCGACTAATCAACATCACCCGCCCGCCGTATATCTTCTTTAGCTCAACTAAGAGCGAGTTTGTGCGATTTATTTAGTACATGCAGCAAGACAAGGTGGATAACTGGCAAGCCTTTGCCGGCGCGCAGAGAGTGGCAATCAAGACCGCCCTCAACTACCAAGGCCTGTACGAGGACAATATGGTGTACAAATTCTAAACCGTAAAATTTAAACGCCCTTTAATGATGATTTAAAGGGCGTTTTTATTTAGTTTAAATTTGAGGTTTATTTTGCATAAATAATTAAACTATTATGCAAAATAAATTTCGATTTTATGCAAAAAGATTCGCGAACTTATATGCGTTAGCTGTATTTGCTGTTGCATTGGCAGTATTCGCGGTTGCATTAGCTGTATTTGCTGTTGCGTTAGCT